AAATCACACGTCATTCGTGAATCATTGCCGTCGTTAAAACGAACGACGATTCCGACGTTTTTCAAATTATGTCCTAAAAATTTTATTCGTTCATATCATCAAACCGACCACATCGTGACGTTCACCAATGGTTCAACATTGGAATTTTTTCCGGAAAATTACAACATGGATAAAAATTTGACACGTTTCGATGGATTGGAAACCAATTTTTTTTTGTTGGAGGAATCCCAGGAATTACAAAAAAAAACGTTTGACAAATGCAAATTGCGTGTCGGCCGACACATTTTGTTGGAACCGTTTAAAATGCCGCCGCGTTTGATTTTAATGACGTGCAATCCATCACAAAATTGGACCAAAAGCGAATTTCATGAACCGTTCATCAATGGCGAATTGAAACCGTCATATTTTTACAAACGCGCGTTAATGATTGACAATCCAACATTGCCGCCGGAATACATGGCCGCGATGGAAAATTTGGATGATGTCACACGGGCCGTTTTCGTGAATGGGGATTGGGATGTTGTGGATGTTGAACGGCCGTTCGCTTACGCGTTCAATAAATTTAAAACCGTCAAACCGAATGTTGAAATCCATCCAAATGAACCAATCATTTTGTCGTTCGATTTTAATGTTGATCCGATTACATGTATCGCCGGCCAATCGTTCGGAAATAAAATTCGAATATTTCGTGAATTTAGATTGCGGAATTCCGACATTTTCAATTTATGCGAAGCGATAAAAATTGAATTCGGCGATCGTTTTTTCATCGTCACCGGTGACGCGTCCGGCGCGAATCGTTCGGCCATGACTAAAGGCGCGCTAAATTATTACACAATCATTCGCGATGAATTGGAAATTCCAAAATCGGCGTTCAAAGTTCCGACCGTGAATCCATCGATAAAAAATTCGCGTGTGTTGTTGAATTCGATGTTGCAAAAACACAATGATTTGGTCATTGATTCATCATGTCAATTTTTAATTCACGATTTACAATCGGTTGAAACAACGCCGGATGGCGACATTGATAAAGGTAAGGACGCGAAATTGACACATTTGTTGGATTGTTTTCGATATTACATTTGGACATTTCACAATGATTTTATAAAAACATTCAAATAAGTTTTAAATTTGGCAATTCAAAAATTGAAATCATGCCGAACCAAAAACATTTTTCCGCTAAATTCAATCGATGTGTTTCATCCGTTCAAAAAACCGGCATGGATAAAAACGCGTCATATGCGATTTGTCAAGTTAGTGTTAACAAACAAGGTTCGGGAAAAATTACAAACACCAAAAAACCAAAAAAATGAATTTTTTCAAACGAAAACCAAAACATGAACCGGAACCGAAACCGGTTTCGATCACGGGATCAAAAATTGCATTGGAACGCGTTTTCATCGACGACGATGGCGATGAATGGTTTCAATATGTAAACATCATGACGATTCCGGCGCGACGTGCAATCGCGGCCGAAATCGCGACACGATTCGCCGAAATGAACATGACCAACGAATCATTGACCGTGTTCATTGAATCAATGAAAAAGGCCGCGAACAATGGGAACATCGTTGAATTGTTTCATTTGTTAACTGAAATCGAATTCCGGTTGTCATATATTGGGGAGGAAAACACATTGATTGAATTGGCCGCGTGTTATTTTGTTTTGAATGGGGAGGATGAAACAGATTTTTCCGACGTTTGGAAAAACAAAAAAATCGAAAAAATCAAATCAAATGGACGTTCAAAGGATTTTTTTTTGCAACAAGCGTTCGTTTTCACAACGAAATATTCGGAATTATCCGTCAAAGATATTCACGATTATTTGAAAGCCAACGTAGTGGCAAACGAACGGTTCAATCAAATTTTGCATCGTTTGAAATTGGGCGATACATTGACCAAATCAATTATGTCAACCAAATAATTTGTGACAATAAGGTGACCGAAATGAAAGCGTTGGAACAATTATCAACGGATGAATATTATCAAACCGTTTCAACATATTTTCGAATCATCGATGAAAGAAATGAAGCAATGGAAAAATTAAAATAAAAACATATCATGGCGGTTAAAAATGTATTATTCAAAATTCAAGCGGACACGGCCCAATTGCGTCGTGAATTGGAGGCCGTCAAAGCCGGATTGGGAAACATTGGAACGGCCACAAAGGGGGCCGAATCCCAATTGTCCGGATTAAAAAAATCATTGACCGGCGCGGCGGCGGCGTTTGGCGGCGTTTCGTTGGCCGCGTCGGCAATTGATTTCGGAAAAGGTGCGATTGAAGCGGTTTCAAATTATGAAACCGTTCAAATTTCATTGGAAACATTTTTGGGATCGGCCGAAAAAGCGAAAGAAGTTTTTGAAGATTTAAACCAATTTTCAATCAAAACGCCATTCACGCCGGACCAGGTGAACCAGGCCGGAAAAGCGTTGTTGGCATTTGGTGAACCGGTCGAAGGTTTGACGACGACATTGGGCCGAATCGGCGATGTCGCGTCGGCAACGGGGAAAGATTTCAACGAATTAGCGGTTATTTATGGAAAAGCGCGTGTTCAAGGCGTTTTATTTGGCGAAGATATTAATCAATTAACCGAGGCCGGCGTTCCAATCATTCAAGAGTTTGCAAAACAAACCGGTAAAAGCGAAGATCAAATTAAAAAATTGGCGTCGGAGGGGGGAATATCATTTTCAAATTTAGAGGAGGGATTTAAATCATTGACGTCGGAGGGCGGCCGGTTTTTTGGATTGACCGATAAATTGTCCCAATCAACGGCCGGTCGATTGTCAACATTGGTCGGTAAATTTGACGAATTGAAACGTGCCGTTGGAACCGGATTGTTGCCAATATTCGAAACATTGACGAACGCCGCGTTCAATTTTATCACGGCCATTCAAAGGGTTCCGGCGTTTGTGGAGGAAAACCAACGCGTGTTGTTGTTATTGGGGGCGGCGGTTGCGTTTTATGTTGGTCAACAACGGGCCGCAATTCAACAACAATTAATTTATGAATTAAGATTTAAAGCGTTATTAATCCAGGAACAAATCGGATTAGCGGTTCAACGTGCGAAGGCATTATTCACGCGCGCGTCGGTTGCTGCGACAAATTTATTGACGGGGGCGACAACGGCGCAATCAATCGCGACACGGGCCGCGACAATTGCAACAACCGGATTCAACGCCGCGTTGAAAGCGAATCCGATTGGATTGGTTGTTTCTGTATTGGCGACGGCGGCCGCGTTGTTCGTTGATTTTGGTGATTCGGTCGAAGAAACGGCCGTTCAAACCGAAAAATTGTTGGATTCACAAACGGCATTGGCAACGGCGCAATCCGAGGCAAACGCCGAATCGGCCAAATCGATTTCCGAATTGAACAAATTGGTCAAATCAATAAAATCGGCGAACACGGGATCGGCCGAACGTAAAAAATTAATTGACCAATTAAATGGTCAATATGGGACGACCATCAAAAACATCATTGATGAAAAAAAATTCATTAAGGAATTAGATTCCCAATATCAAAATTTGGTGGCGTCAATTAAACAAGCGGCATTTGCCAGGGCGGCCGAAGGTCAATTGATTGAGTTAACAAAACAACAATTGGATTTGGAGGAAAAATTGACAAAAGCAAAGGACGCAAAGGCGGCCGCGTCACAATTGGCGTTGGATAAAACACGCCAAACATCCGACGCGAACGCGGCGTTGTCAAACATTGAATTACAAAACGCGCAAAATTTGGCCAAATCATTCGCCGGTGACGCCGATTTGTTGCAAACGCAATTTGATAAAACAACCAAATCAATCGATGATTTATCGAAAAAAATTGTTGATTCCGGTCAAACCGTGAAAAAGGTTGACGATGAAACATTGAAGTCGGCCGAAAAATTGGGTGAAAAACGTCGTGAATTGATTTTGGATTTGGCGCGTGAAATTCGTGATTTGGGATTGGAAAATAAAAAACAATCAATTGAATTTATTGATCCGAAATCGTTGGATGAACAAAAAACCAAAATCCAGGCGTTGGCAAAATTTGAATCCGACGCAATCAACGACACAATAAATGACCGAATTGAAAAAGCGCGTGAAGCCGGAACATTAACGGCCGGAATCGAAAAACAATTCAATGAAATTCGTCGATTGCAACAATTACAATTAGTAAATAAAACAAACGACGAAATCACAAAAGCAACAACGGCGGCGGCCGAAAAACGAAATCAAACATTGGCCGAAATTCGTCAAATTGAATTGGAAACACAATTGAATGAAGCCGAACGAAACACAACCGAAATTGAACGTCAACGTGGATTTTTGATTGAACAATTCGCATCGGCGCGAACAACGGCCGAAAGGAACGCGATAAAGGAGCAATTGAACGCCAATTTAAGCGATTTAAAGGATTCAATTGACGCAACGGAACAATTAACCATCCAGGGGATTGAGGAACGCCGTGACGCCGAATTGTTAAACGTTAAATTGACGGCCGACGAACGCGTTTTGATTGAAAAACAAGCCGATTTGGATATTTTGAAAGCGCGTCAAGATTTCGGCGATCAAATCATGGCGTTGGATGATGAACAAACATCCGAATCAAAAAAGCAAGCCGACGACCGGAAAAAAGCGGTTTTGGATGGGATTGAGGAGGTCACAAAGGCCACATTGAATTTGGCAAACGCGGCAATCAACGCGGCGATTGAACAAACCGACGCGCAAATCAACGCGCAACAAAAACGTGTTGACGCGGCCGCAAAAATAGCGGAAAAAGGAAACGCCGAATTATTACAGATTGAGGAGGAACGATTGACGAAATTAAATGAAAAGAAAGCGAATTTTGTTCGAACACAACAAGCGTTGGCGGCGATTGAATTGGTGGCGAATTCAGCCGTGGCCATTTCAAAAGCGGCGGCCGAAGGTGGCGCGGCCGCGCCGTTCACAATTGCGGCGACATTGATCGCATTGGCGGCCGGATTGGTTGCGGCGCGCGCACAAGCGAGGGCGGCGGCGTCATTCGCGTCCGGTGGTTACACCGGCGATGGGGGCAAATATGAACCGGCCGGAACCGTCCATCGCGGCGAATTTGTTATAACGAAAGAAAAAACACAAAAATTCCGTCCATTATTGGAGGCGATTCACATGGGACGTGATCCATTATTGGCGAAAGGATTGAACGGTCAAATCATGACGATGAACAATCGTTCCATGGATGGGAAATTGGATAGGATTGAAAAAGCAATTCGCGAACAACGTGGATTGAATTTGTCAATCGATGAACGTGGAATCAATGGAATCGTTTCGAAGATTCAATATAAAAACCAACGAATAAGCAACAAAGCGCGATGAATTCAAACATGAAAATCACATTCAACGGTTCATTGTTAACGGGCCGGATTGAAGGCGTTGACACGTTCGAAATCACATTGCGACGAACGGACCAGGCAGGAAAAACAACACGTTCATTTTCATCCGAATTGACATTTTATGATGATGGTTATCAATTAATAAAAACATTATTGATTGATGATCCGGAAGGATTCGGAAAAAAAATCGATGTCAAAATTTATGATTCATGTTGTTCGGAACCGGTTTTTGTTGGAATCATTCGTGGCGATTCATTGGATTGGTGCGAACCGGATTGTTCGGTTTCGGCCAATGTCATTGAAAACGAAACATCATATAATTGCATTGAATCAAATCCAATCATCGGTCAATTCATAACGAATCCGGTTTTTGTCAATTATTGTTTGGAGGGCCGACCAAAATGGTGGCATATTGTTTTGGGGTTTTTGATTGCGTTGATTGGAAATTTGGTTTCATCAATTTTGTTGCCGTTCGTTTTGGTCATTTTGGTTATTTCGGGAATTTTTTTTGTGATTTGTTCGATTGTTTGTGCGATTCCATTCACGCCATGTGACCAGGATACATGCGACGACGCGAATTTGTCGCCGAATAATATATTTGATTCATTGTTGGATGGTTTGACGGCCGTGATTGGATTTTTTGACACATGCAATCGTAAACATCCGACGGGATTGGTCCGTGAATACATGCAAAATTTATGTTCGATTTGTTCATTGAGTTTTCAATCGTCAATTTTGACCGATCCATCGTCGCCATATTACAACACATTGTTGTTTTCGGCAACAATTGAAAAAGGATTGAGCGAATCAATTTTGCAAACGGACATGATTGTCGATAATAATCCAATTGAAACCGGACAAACGTTTTTGGACAATTTGTTGAAACCGGTTTTCAATGGCGATTGGCAAATCATCGGAAACACATTATATTTTGAACGAAAGGATTTTTTCATGTCAACGGCAACGTGGATCGATTCCGAATCGTTGATGAATGACGACCGAATCATTGACCGGAAAATTTGTTTTTCCTGGATTGACGACGAACGATTCGCGTTTGGCCGGTTTGAATATGTTCCGGACGCGATTGATATAATTGGGAATGAAGCAATGAAACGATATAATGACATCGTTGAATGGAACATTCCATTTTCACCAATTCAAAAGGGCCAATACAATAACACGTTGCCATTTTCACCGGCGCGTTTCCGTTCGGATGGGGTTGATGGTGAAGGAACAATATTTGAAATTTTGGGAATATTCCAAGGGGGATTATTGAATTTGATTTTTGGGGGACAATTGACATCCGGGAACGTAAATTCATTGTTAATGAATCAACACACGGCGATGAATTATAAATTGTTGATTTGGGACGGGGACGATAAACAAAACGCGACAATCAAACATGATTATGACACGACGTTCACGGGCGGTTCGGTTATCGTTGACGATGAAATGATTGAACCGGAAAATTTATTCAATTATCCGTTATGGTTTAAAGAGGGATACAACAACAATTTATATTCATTGTTTCATTATATCGACAATCCAAAATTGCCGTCGGCGCGAAATTTTAATTTTGATTTCACATTTCAATTCAATTGTTCGGATTTGACTAATTTTGATTTTTCAAAAACCGTTCGAATCATCCAAAATGGGACGGCCAAAAATGGTCAAGTTAAAGAGGTAAAAATAAATTTTATTAATCGCACAATGCAAGTTAACGGCATTGTTTAAAAAAAATATATATGGCGGCATTTTTTGATTTTTCAAATTGTTTAGATAGCGTAAACAATAACATTATTTATGGAACATGTTGTCAACGAATTACATGTAACGTCACAAACGTCCATAATACCGATTTAACAATTACGGATTTAACGGTTTTTTGTTCGGTTTGGAACGCGAATTTAATAAGTATAAACGGGAATTCACCTGCGTTTCCGATTGTTGTGAATGAAAATTCATCGTTTCAAATTGTTTTTGATATATGTTCAACAAATGCGCCGGATGGTCTAAAAATCGTAATTCAAACATTAGAACATCGCAATCCGGAATTTTACGATTTTCCGTTTTCGGTATGGGATTTTTCAAACGATTATACACCAAATCAAATTGATTTTGGAACGGTTGCACAATTTACACCAAGCGCGCCGCAAACAATAACAATCACAAATTCAACATCATATTCGGTTGATTATGATTGGGAAAATTTTACATGTCCAAATGAAATTGTTTTCACGAATTTATTGGGAACGCCGTTTTCATTTCCGGTGACAATTGGGGCCGGTGGAAATTTTGTTTTCAATGCGATTTGGACGCCAACGGGGCCAAATGAAGATTTGGCCGGATGTAATACAGATTTACAAGTTTTGAACGCCGACGATTCGGTTTGTTTGGGGCGAAAACTTGAATTTTTCGGATTATCAACACCGGCCGAATGTGAATGTTTGTGTTTGGATTCAATATTGATTCAAACGCCGTCATATGGATCAACATTGAATTATTTGGATGATGTCGCGATTGCCGGAACAAGTTCATTTGTTTATACAACGTCGGCAATTTGTGAAAAAAAAAGAATTACATATTTTTTCAATTATTTCAATGGAATTGACAACGGATTCAAAGTTTGGTTCAATCCCTGGATGTTTGCGTTCACATGTGATTTCGATTCATTTTATCCGTCGTCGGTTAACGCGCCGCCGCCGCAAGGATGGTTCATTGAATTCAATTCATCAACAATGTCTTTTGGTAGTTTTTATTCAATGAATTTAATCGGAACGGGTTCAAATCAATTTAATCAAACAAATTTTAATGTTTATTTTGCGCCAATTGACACGGAAAATTTTCAAATATTTATTGATTTCTTTCAAATTGAAGATATTGAAAATTGGATTGCGAATTCAACATTGGCAAACAATCCGAAATGGCGTCGAAATTCAGTCAACGCGCCGAATCCATCAATGGGTTCAAATTATCAAAATTTAATTGGTTCCGTTTACAACGCGAACAAAAAATTGTGTTCATTGACATATATTGTCGATCCAAACACAATTGTGGATGAACAATCGACCGAATGTTTTGTGAATCATTCATTGAATTATACATCGCGTTTTTACAATTTGGGTTTGTATAACGGCGTTTCGGAATTCACCGGATGGACATCACCATTGCCGACATTTGAATTGGAACGGGCGGTCGGAATGGTTAACAATTTTTCGACGATTGAAAAAACAAAAGTTGTATTCAAATGCAATGTTCCAATTCCGATATATGGCGGATTGGGTGAATGTGTTTTTCAATTATTTGAGGAAACCGGAACCGACGACACGGTTGATTTTTTAACAAATTACGATTCGTCACGCGCGGAAATTCAAACAATTGGGGGAACGGGAATTTTGAACAATCATATTGTTCGGCCATCGGTCAAAGCGTTATTGGGAACCGTCGGCGATTGTGCATTGAGCGCATATGTTGACACAACCGTTTTGTCAACGGGAAAATATCGATTGGCGGCGATTGTTTATTCACGAAATAAAAACATGGTCAACACGTTTATTTCCGAACAAATATTGGTCACTAATTTACCGGATTTCGCGTGTGATGTTTGTGAAATTCAAACCAATTCAACATTCAATCAATATTTTAATTCTCAAGTTAAAAATTGTTTACAACCAACATTGAAGGAACGAATTCAACATTTGGTTAATATTTCGGAGGGTGATTTTAGAAATTGTTTGGTTGCATGGGGCGCGGATGATTCGTTTGAACAATATTTGAAACGAATTACATTAAATATTTATTACAAAAACGCGGCGTTTCCAACACCAACGCAAACGACATTTTTCATGTTCGGACAACACATTTCAAATCGCGTGGCCGGTTTTCCATTTGGATGGCAAAATTTGAATGACATGATTGTGAAGGATGTTTCCGGTGGAATAACAACCGAATTCATGACGCGCGTTCGATGGGAAAACACGCCATTTGACGGTTCAAATGTTTTTGTTGCAAACACCAACACATTCATGAACCGAACAAACGTTGGGGCGTTGGGGAACACATATGTTTCAACATTGGGAATTAACAACAATTGGTCGAACGCGATGATAAATTTCGAATACGTTTATCAATTTGATTTATCACCAATTTTTGGCGTTCCATACATTGTCAACCAGGTCAAAACATTTTATGTCCAAGCGATTCCGAATGAACCAAACATTTCGCCAATCGATTCGCATTTGACCGGATTTCGAATTGAGGGCCAAGTGACAAACGGGGGCGTTTGGAATGAAATTCAAAATCCATTTTGTCCAAATGATTTTGTTGGAATCCGTGTTCGTTACGAATCAAACATTGATGGCGATTTCATATTTTTCATGGAACCATATTTGGGCGGCAATGTCAACAATATAATGGAATCGGAATTCAATCCATCGCCAAATTTATTTCCGCAATTGTTAAATGTTCCAAGTTTGTCGGCGGATTTTTCAACATTTGAAGCGTTCGCGGAATTGGATATATCAAATTTGGGGAATGGTCAATATATTGTTTGTGGTTACCTATCTTTGAAATAAATTTGAACCATGGGAATTTTATTTGATTCATATCAATTGGGGGCCGTTGTTTTTTGCGACATTAGCGATGAAACGATTGATTGTTTGCCGCCAAATTCGCGTTTGTTATGCGATGTTTTAACGGTTAATTGTGGGACGGTTTCCAATTGTTCACGATTGATTGTTGGCGATGGTTTGGTTTTATGCGATTGCGGCGATTCGGTCAATTGTAATTTGTGCGGAAACGACACGCCATTTTGGAATCCGGTTGAATTTGGTGACACGTTCACATTTCAATTTCAACAACCAAATTTCACGACATTCAACAATGATGGATGGACATCATTCACAATGTTGGATATATTGTCCGGAATGGCATATTTTGAAATCCGAACATGTTGTGACGACCAATTGGTTGAATTTGATCCATCGTTGTTTGATACATTTGTTTTGAATCAATTTGTTGGTCGTTTTGAAACGTTCGCATATAACGGAACGGAAATTCGAAATGAAATTCAACAAATCGAATTTGATTTGTCGGCCATCGCCGCGTATCTTATAACAAACAACATTGAACCATGTTTTTATTTCAAATTCGGTTTTTCAACAAACACGCAATCCGTCAATTCATTATACAAAGACAATCCGGAATTAATTGATTTCTTTTGTTCGGAACCGTTCAAATATGAACCATGTCCAATTCCAAAACGTTCGGTTTTAATCGAATCAATTTATTCATCAACCGATTGTTTCGGGATGTATTATGGAAACAATTGGACATTTACATGGGGTGGGACGCCGTTTGTTTATTCAAATCAATTAAGGGTTCCGGCATATTTTGAAAACGATTCATTTCAAATTTCAAAATCAATCATTGAATCGTCGCGAAAAACAACCGGAACGCAAGTTTGCGAATCATGGACGATGAAAACATTTCCATTGCCAAATCCATTCGCGAAAAAATTGGTCATGATTATAGCAGGGGCCGACGTTTATATTGACGGCCGCGAATACAATTTCCAGGGCGAAATCACAAAAAACAATGAAACCGGTTCACGATGGTGGTCGGACATAAAATTCGAACATTGCGATTGTTCCAAAAATTTAACTTGTTAAAATATGAATATTGAACAAATTCCGGCATTATTAAGCGATGATAAATATCATCCGAAAAAATACGAACATTGGAACCGTGTTCGTGAAACCATGTTCATCCATACACGGGGCCGAAATCCGGAACGTATATTGACACAACGTCGTCCAAACGAGGATCCGGATGTTCAAAAATATCGATTGTCGATTTATGAACCAATCACAAAGGGTTCAATGAATCGCGCCATTGATAAATTATTTCGAATTTTTCAAAATGCAAATTTTTCGATTTCGGTTTCGGATGAATTGAACACATATTTGTCGGAAAAAAAATTCGATGGTCAATTTTTTTATTCCTACATTCAAAAATTTATCATGCGACGAATGATCGAGGATCCAAATGGTTTTTTGGCCTGGATTCCATCCGGCGAAGGTTTGACCGATCCATCAATTAAAGTTGATGTTGAACCGGTTTTGATAATGTCGGACCAAATAAAGGTTTTAGATGAAAACATCATCACATGGGAAACCGAAAATGAACATTCAATGGTTCGTGTTAACGGCCGAAATTCGGATGATGGTTGTGTTTATTATTCATTAACGGAAACGGGATTTTATCGTCACGAACAATTCGGAAATAAAATCGACCGTAAATTCAACACGGTTTTAATTTACGAACACAACATTGGAATGGTTCCGGCCATCGTTTTGGGCGGCGATTATACCGACGAAAATTTTTTCGATTCATATTTTTCCGCGTTCGTTCCATTTGCGAATGAAGCGATTCGCCAATATTCCGATTGGACGGCCGTCATGACAACATCGGCGTTTCCGTATAGGGAGGAACAAGCCGAAACATGTGACGCGAAAGGTTGTCGAAACGGTATTGTTTATAATTCAGAAACCGACGAACATGATCGTTGTGGAACATGCAAGGGTTCCGGCCGCGTGATTTCACGTTCGCCATTTGGCGTTTTTATTCGTGAAAAAGGAAATTCCGCGATGGGGGAAACAACATCATCCGAACCAATGTTGCGATTCATTTCGCCGCCGGTTGACATCATCAAATATTCGGGCGAAGCCTGGGAAACGTTATTGAAAAAAGCGGAGGAGGCATTGCATTTGACGACAATTGACGAGGCACAAAGCGGAACGGCCAAACAAATCGATCGTGAAGATTCATTTTCACAATTGACCAAAATATCAAACAACGTGTTCGATGAAATTATTTATCGTTCGTTGGTATTTATTGAAAAATATCGAAACGTTGTTGAACCATCCGATCCGGTTATTGTGAAACCGATTTCGTTTTCAATGAAATCCGAATCCGATTTGATTGATGAAATCACGAAATTGTCGGATAAAAACGCGCCGGTTGCGTTTTTGGTCGAATCAACGAAAGATTTGGCGCGCAAACGTTTTTCGGGCAACAAATCCGTTTCACGAATAGTCGAGGTTTTGGTATCATATGATCCAATTTTCAATTTGAATACAAAGGACAAACAAATGTTGTTGGCGTCCGGAACCATTCGAAAGGATGATTTATTGAAATCATTATTTGCATATAAAACATTGGCCGGTTTGGTTGCGTTAAATGGAACACAATTTTTGGAACAACCATTGGGTGAAATTTTCAATCAATTGGATGTCGCGATGGCTCCAATTTTGGATTCATACATTCCGAAAACAATCATCAACGTTGATGATGAATTTGGCGGTGACACGGAATTGACGCGTCAACGCGCGCAAGCGCAAGCCAATTTAAAAGGAACCGTTGGTGGCGTCCAGGGGATTTTGCAAATTCAACAATCCGTTTCGCAAGGTATCACACAACGTGACGCCGCGTTGACGTTATTACAAACGATTTACGGGTTTGACGCAAACCAGGCGGAAAACATATTGGGTTCACCAATTCAAACGCCGGTGACGGCATAATTTGAGCAAATGGCCGAATTTAGCGAAGCAATTATAAAAATCATTGATAAAAAAATCAAAACCATTGACACGGCCAATTTGGATTTGTATGACCAATTGAATGATGTCGAAAAATTGATTTTTGAAGATTTAAAAAAAGCCATCAACAAATTAAATGTTGAAGGTGGGAAAATTCAATTCGATGATAAAAACATTGATTTGGTGAATTCGTTGGATAAAGTCATGATTGAATCGATTCAAGGTTCAACAATGCCGTCGGCCATCACAAAATATTTAAGGAATTTTCAAACGATTTCAGATTTCAATTATGATGTCCATAAAAACGTCAACGATTTGTCAAAAACGGAATTGGAAAAATTGGTTTCGCCGGTTCAAAAATTGGCCGTTCAAACGACATTGAATGGATTGACCGGTTCCGGCGTGAACACAAATTTCATTGAACCGGTTCGTCAAGGTATATTTAAAAACATTGTCGCCGGAACCAATCGAACACAATTGGAGGAATATTTGTCAAATTATGTTTTGGGAAATCCAAATGTTGACGGTTTGTATAGTCGATACGTCAAACAAGTGTCACGCGACGCATTGGGCCAATTTGATGGTCAAACAAACGCGAAGATTGCCGACGAATATGGTTTGGACGCGTATCGATATGTCGGTTCATTGATTGATGATTCGCGTCCACAATGCCGTCGATGGGTGGCGAAACGTGTTTTGCAAAAATCCGAATTGCCGGATGAAATCGCGTGGATGTTGAACAATGGTTCGGGGGGAATTGCAGGAACAACACCGGACAATTTCGCCGTTTATCGTGGCGGTTATAATTGCCGTCATTCGGCCATCCCATTCAAATTGACGAAATCACAACGTGATAAATTGAATTTGCCCGAGGAACAAGAAAAAACCGAACAAAGGGTGGCGGCCGCGTCGGATGATATTGGTCAACCAAGGGCGGCGCGCGATTTTGTGGATTTATATGGTTTCAAATCATCCAAAACGCCGGATGAATTGAAAAATTTACAAGGTTTGCCACAACAAATTTTTGAATTATCAAACAATGGTCAATTAAATAGAAGCAAAGGCGAAAAAGCATTTTATCAACCATTTAAAAAGGTTGTTGATATTGGAACGGGAACGCGTTATCAAAACGATTTGGCATTTAAAAAGGTTGTCATTCACGAATTTGGACATCGAACACATTTTGAAAATAAAATGTTCACATATTTTGTTGATGAAAATCCGGAACATGAAACATTTTTTCAAAATTCAAAAAAGGTTTGGAAAACAAAACTTAAAAATGGTTATTCATTGGATTCGTCAATTTATGCGAAGTATTATAAAAAATTTAGTGGAACATATACACAAAATGAAGTTGATGAATTGGTGACGGCATATACCGACACAATTGAAGCATTAACGGCCGGACGATTTGGATGGGGCCATGGTAAAACCTACATGACACAATCAAATGGGGCATTGGCGCGAATGGAATGGTTCGCGCATGCGTCGGAAAATTATTGGATGGGGAATCCAATATTTGAATTGGAATTTCCGGAATTATACGAACAAATGAATGAATACTATTTTAAAATGGTCATTGAACCATTAACACCAAAAAAATTATTGAAATGACGCAAAAATTCATTGATACATTAACAAAATACAACAATCAATTCGTTTCATCCGAAAATCCAATGTCATTCATTGCAATGATTAATTTTGAAACAATGACAAATTTGATGAACAAAGCATTGGAGCAAAACGAACAATTGGATTTTGATTATAATTATAAAAATGATGATACAATTCCGGATGATATTGTTGTCAAAATAGCGGATAAAATTGTTTATTAAAAAATACTAATTTTGTAAAAAACAAAACACAATGAAAAAAATCAAAGTTTTAAATGTGAAAACGGGAAAGGTTTCCGAAATCACACCAATGGCCTGGGATATATTAAAAAAAACCGGCCGTCATAAAGGGTTTGACATCATCGATGAATCATCACGCGAAAAAATCAAATTCACGGAAACACCAACACCAAAAAAAGCCAAAAAAAATGTCGAAGTTGAAACACCGATTGACGAAACAACGGAATCAATAATCGACGAAACAACCGAATCATAAATAAATAAACAACATGTCAAACATCGAAACATTTTTGAAAAAAATCGGAATCAACGCCGACACATTGTCCAAGTTAAATTCGGACGACGTGAACGTTGATGAAATTGTCACAACATTCAAATCATCACAACGCGATGTTTTGAAAAACGATCCGGAATTCATTCAACCAATAAAGGATGAAATTCGCGGTGAACAATTATCGAAAATCGAACACAAAATAAAAAAAACATTCGCGTTGTCGGCCGACGATGTGAAGGATAAAAAATTCGACGACATCATCAACGTGGCGTTTGAAAAATCATCCAAGGCAACGAACACCGGCGCGGAGGAATTACAAAACCGATTAATTGAATTGACCAACGAAAACAAACGTTTGGTTGACGAGGTTATTCCGGCAAAGGAAAACGAAGCGAAAACGGCGATTAAAACATTCAAACGCGAATCCATCATCAATTCAATCATCGCCAAAAAATCGTTAATTGTTTCATCCGACGTTGTGATTCCGGCCGTGAACAATTATTTGAACCAAAATTTCAACCTGGATGTTGATGATTCCGGTGAATTAATTGTCAAAACAAAAAATAATTTGAATCCATTGAATTCAGATGGAACGAAAATCGTTACATTTGACGAAATTTTGGATGGTCATTTGACGTCATTGGGGGTTGTTAAACAATCGAACGGTTCGCCGACCAATGGAACAACATCCAAAACGACAACAACAACGGCAAATCAACCGAATGGAGGTGAACAACCGAAATTCAATTTGGTAGGTTTGAAAAAAGCGCAGGAAAACGCCGAATCATTGAAATCAATGAAAACATTCGGTCAACAATAAAACGGGGCGACGGCCCAAAACGTAATTTTTCACGGGTTCGTCGAACCGATTCGACAAATTTGGGGAAACCGGCCCATTTCGGAATTTTTGATTCATTGAATCAATTGTTTTGATGTGGGTTTTGTGTTTTATCCAAAACCAATTTTTAACTAACTTTTTTTAAAAACTCTTAATTCAAAAAAAAATGGCATTTACAGAAGGATTATGTTCCAATTTGCAGCAAAATTTGAACGCGGTGGCCGGCCAAAACGCGCCATCATTAAAACGTGACCGTGTTGGTTATTTGGACGCGTTAATGTCCGAGGAAAATCGCGCCGGATTTGAAGCAATTCAAATGCAAACGAACGGAAAATATCGTGGCGTTCAAATCAATTACATCCAACGTGGAACGGATGATTCAATCAATTTAACATGTGAAAATTCATGTGACATTGACCAAACAATTGAACCGTTTGAAACAATATTCAATGTTGAAAATTGTATCGAAACGAAAGGAATGGGATTCAGCGAATCCGACATGCGTCGTTTATGCGAAGCGGATTCCGTGTACACATCAAACGTGATGATGGCACAAATCAACGCGATGAACGTGGCATTGAACAAACAATTGTTGACCGAACAATCAACCAATTTTGGGAAATTTTCGGATGGAACAACACAAAAGTCGATTAAATTATTCGAAACAACAACCAACGCGCCGCGTTCAATTGCGGCGGCCCAAATTAGTCATGAATATGACATGGTGGGGGCGTCCGGTGCGCCAATGATTATCGGTTCGGGAAATTTTGATTTGTACGCGAAATCACAATCGATTGCATGTTGCAACGGAACATCCGGAACGGACATGACACGTTGGTCGGATTACATGTATTTCAACGATCGTTTTGTTGAGGGCGTTATTGGGGCCGGTGA